GGGTTACATCGCCCAGTTGGTCGAAAAAGCCGGGTTCCCTGGCCATATCACCGAGGGCAACCCGCCAAATGAGGAAGTGGGCAAGGTTCTCGGGTGGGAATACGGGGATGTCGAAGAGTCCTACGAGGAAACGGAAACCGACGAAGATGGCAACGAAACCATAGTCACCAAGACTCGCACCGTCCATATGGTCACTAAAGAAGGTCCGAAAGTGAAGAACGTTGAAAATAATTTCACGCCATATCTTTACGGAGCCATCAAAGAGCTGTACAATCGGATTGTTGTCCTGGAGGGAAAATCTTGAAGAAATATAAATTATCTCTGGAAGAAAAAGATGTCAATCTGATCCTGCAAGCCCTGGGGGAACTCCCGGCGAAGGTGTCCATCGGTCTGATTCTGGAAATCCAGAAGCAATGCAAGCCGGAACATAAAGAATGACAATCATTTCCTATCCCACAGGATCGGGAAAGTTGTTAGCATTCGGTGAAGAGATCTCCATTACCAATGATATCAGGAATGAGCTTAATAGGAGACGGCCAAAGCCCGGAATTGCTGATGTTGTTTTGACTGAACCTGACGACAAAACGATGCCAGTTCCTTATATGCCAAGACCTTTCCCGAAGGGCTCATGGAACATCACAAAGATAGCCCACCATGACAATCCCTCTGATCATTATCTTAATCCATTCTTCATTGGTACTGATGCATGGCAATTGGTAGAGGAATGGGATGTCGATCCCAAGACGGGATTCTATGTCCAACCCACTGGAAGATTTGTCCGTGATGCCGGCTATGGGGTTCATTGGCCAGATCCGGAATATACCACCACCACCCTGGGGTGCTTGCGAGTTGTCAACAAGGAAGATCTCCTGTTTCTCGTTGACAAGATCCAAGAGGCATGGTCCATCGGTGATGCCGTTAGACTGGTGGTATCGTGAGTCTTTTTCGCGGCCCCAATGGTGACATCTCATCTAAGAGGGTATTCGGGATCTTCTGTTGCCTGATGGCTTGCGCACTATCTTTCCTGCATCCTGAGAACTACCAACTCATCGCTTCCTGGCTTGCCGGGGCAACCGGGGTGTTCATCACCCAGGCCATCACGAAAACATGAGAGGTTCCATGTGCTCAAAAATCGTATTGTTCTCGGCCTTGCTTCTTTGTTCCTCGGTGCCCTCCTGGGCTCAGGAGAAACCTTCTACTACGCCAGCACCGTCATCGCCGGTCACCTTGATTCCGAAAGAGCAAGCGATGAAACTATTAGACAGCTTAGAGACGAACGAGCAAGGGCAACTTCAATCGTTATCGGACTTGCAGGCACAGCTAGAAGCAATCTCGAAATCATCCGGGGACTTAGAAAACTCATTGAAGTCTATGGAATTGGACCGTGACATCCTTTTTGGAACCTCATCGGCGCTTCTCCTTATCGCGGTTGCTGAAGCTGCTTGGATTTTATTAGTTCACTGAACTAATGACTTGACATTTCCAGCCATCAAGGCCGATACTGGGTCCTAGAGGTAAGAGAATGCTCCTGAATGAAGCTCTTGATCAGGTGAAACTTGGTTATTCGATCCGAAACCGGGATCATGGTTTTCAGATGCTCGTCCCCCAGGATGATGGTGGCTTCCGTCTTTCAGGAACTGTCGATCCGGCCTATACCTTCACCTCCCTTGACCATGTTCGTGATGACTGGGAGGTTGTCGGACAAGGCGCCTCATTCCTTGAGGCGTTCATTCCCAACCCCGTTCTTGAATCTGAGTTCACTCCCGACGGTGTTGCCCCAATTGTCGAGGCCCCCATCTATAAGGAACCGGTTGAAGAGAATCCTTGATGAAAAAACTGTTCAATTCTTGGAAATCCAGACGGGAAATCTCTAAAAAGCTGGAAAAACTCCTTGATTGGGCACAGAAATCTCCTGAAATCCTTGATTCCATGATCGAACTGGCCGAAAAGACAGCCAAAGACGCTGTTTTGCAGAAAATTATGGACGAGACCCAGGCAAAAGACATCGATGCCGGTTTCCTGAGAAAACTCGTCGAATCTGCAAGTCATGGAATCGTTATTGATTTGACCATGAACAATGCCCATGTCGTCCTTCGCAAGGAAGATGTCTATGATGATATGGCAAGACATCGTTTCCAGCAACTTCTTCGGGAGAAATCCGGTTCTGAGTCGGCAATCATGATGCCAACGGAGCTTAGATGAACGACAAACAAGCGCTCCAAAACTCCGAAAGGCTAGAACAATACCTCCAGGTCCGCGAGCAGAAGGCCCAGCGCAATTATGACAGGTATTTTTCTAATGGGATGCGCCGTGATACCATTCACAACCTCTACGGACAACCGCTGGCCTACTATTTCAATGCTTTGGAAGAGGATTCTGGAACGATTCCAGTTTTGAATGGGATCAAGAATGCCATCGATACCGTTGTCAGCAAGTTCATTGCGACCAAGGTACGCCCTTTTGTCAACGCCGTGGATGGGACTTATGAGACTAGAAAAACTTGCAGGGAATTGCAGATTGCCCTGGACTACCTTTTTGACGCTCAGAAAATCTATCAAAAGGCCGGTCTCATCCTCCGTGAGGCGCTTACACTGGAATGTGGTCACTTCTGGTTTGATGAGGAAGAAGAAAAGGTCAAACAGGTCCATTTCTGGGAAGTCTTCTATGATCCGTCACAGTTCCACTATGGAAAAATGACCGTTGCTAAGCTTCGATTCCGGCAATATCCCGTTGCTGACCTGGTGAAGAAGGGTAAGATCAAGAAAACCGATCCACTTTACCAGGGGTATCTCCAGGACCCCATGGCCGTAGTCAATTACAACGTTCATTACGATCTGGATGGCGGTTACCGCCGTGACATTGTGAATGGCCGCGTGATTGATAAGAAAGAGATCGGTTTTTCCATCATTCCGATCACGTTCCTTTTTTACAATCCCCCGGTGAAGGGTTGTTTTACAACCTCCCTCGCTGACGATCTTTTTACTCTCCAGACCCAAGTCGATACGATTTCTTTCCGTATTCATGCGGCAGTTGAAATCAATCCCGCCAACACGATTTTTGTCCCCAAGGGATCGGGCGTCAAGCCTTCCATGGTTTCGAACCAGATCGGGCAAGTCGTGGAAACCAATCCTGCGCCCAATGGGATGTTGCCGATCACTGTCAGCACCCCGCGACCGATTGATCCAATGTACAAGGATTTGCTCGACTATTTTCTTGACAAGATGCTTTCCATGTCGGGGATTTCAAAAATGTCTGCCAATGCACAGAAGCCAAAAGGTGATACCTCTGGCGCGGCCATGGAAACCTTGGAAGATCTGGAATCTGATCGGTGGAATATGGTTTTGAACAATGTCGTTCAGAACTTCATGAACCTTGTTGAAATCATCATCGAATGTATGCCTGACAATTCCCCCATTCTACCCAAGGAAGACGGCCGGTCCAAGGTGACTTATGGTGAAGTCCGCAAGCAGATGGCAAAAATGCACATTCAGTTCTCTGCCGCTTCGAATCTTTCCAAAGATCCGAAAACCAAGCTGGAACAGATCTACATCATGGATCAGATGGGGCTCATTAATCCCAACATGAAAGCAAGTCTTCTTGAGATCCCCGATCTTGAAGGTGCTTTCTCGATTTCTACCGCAAGTTACGAATATTGCCAGGCCGTTATCCAGCGCGCTGTCGAACATGAGGACTATGAATATTTCCCGCTTGTCGATCTGAAACAGCTTTTTGGAGAAGTCCAAAACGCAATTCTGCGATTTGATGGTGCTGGGGATTCGGATTCCAAAGTTCTGGACAGGCTTGCCACGCTTTTGAAGAAAGTTATGCAGGACATGGGCAAGGTCAACCAAGTCGGTCAGCCGCACCCCCTTCCTGCCCAGCCCCAGCCCATTCAGGGGCAACCATTACAGCAACCTCAAGGGGTTCCTACGATTCCACCCCAAGGTCAAATGAACTCACCGGTTCCGCCGGTAAATGGAGGAATGAATGGCTGATGAAAAACACCCAGATGCCGGTGAAGACGCCGCACAGCTGAGACCGGTAATCGAAGGACTTGTGAAGGCAATCCAGATGATTGCTTCCAAGGTCGATGAAATCGAAGGTCGCCATGGTGCCCTTGAAAGGCTGGTGACCGATGATTTGATCGGCGGGATTCATACGATGTACAAAACCAATCGCAGGAATGGCCGCATCGAATCCCTGAAATCCCGTTATGGCGGTGATCTCAACGATCATTTCGAAGCCCTCAAGGAGTTCTCTCCCCAGGGAACTGACCATTGGGGCGCTCTTCATGACATGACCGAGGGCATGGAAGGTGAAGAATTGGACAATCACGTGAAGAGTCTTTCCGAAGGTCTTCGTGGAAAGTTCGAAAAACTCCGCGGTGGCCCCAAAGCCGTCATGAAGGAAGGGGGCGAACCTCCGAAAGAACTCCCTCCAGAGGAAAGCAAGAAGCTGGCCGGTGCTGTCGGTGAGGTTGCCAAAGTTGCTGAAGAGGGCGCGAAGAAAGGCAATCCCGTGGAAGAGGAAGAACACGCCAAGAAGTCCAAAGATGAATTGATTGCCGAAAGGCTCAAGAGTTCCAAGGGTTTTAAGCTTAAATAGAACGATTTTGCCATTAGGAGGAAAAAATGGCCAACATTTCTGCTGATAGCAACATCGTTGCTATTGCCAAGACTTACTACACGGACAAGAAGTTCGAATCCTTGTTCGCTCGTAACGATCCGTTCTGCCGGATCGTTGAAAAGAATCGTGTGGGCGGTAAGGAATATCGCTTTGGGACCAAGGTCTACCAGGGCGGTAACGTTGCCGGTAACTACCAGCAGTTGCTCCAGAACTTCGGTGCTCTGTCTGGTGGTGTCGCTTCAACCTCTGGTTATGGCGGTATCTCCGGTATCAATACCGAGTTCGTGGTCACCCCCGGTACGATCTTCACTGTGTTCCAGGTCACCCAGCTCGAAGAGCTTTCGACCAGGACCGACCGCCAGGCCTACGTCAAAGCCGTGGTTTCCAAGTTCTACGATGCCACCGAAGGCTTGCGCAAGGCATTCGCCACTGCGTCCTATGGTACTGGATTCGGTGAAGTCGGCCAGGTCAACACCGGTTCTCTGTTCTACACGAACGCCAACTGGACCGGTGGTGGTGCTGGTGTCGCCGTCAACGGATCGAACGCCTTTACCGCCGGTACTTCGGTCTGGCTTCAGTTGTTCCAGGCTGACGGCGTCACCCCTGCCTGGGACATTCTGGTCAAGCTGTCCATTGGATCGCTTGTTCAGTTCGTCTCCGGTGCCGCTCCTTCGGGATCGTTCGTCGGCTCCGGTACGATCTACGTTGTCCAGGCTATTCAGAGCAACGCTGTCCAGCTTGCCAACGCGGCTGGCGGCAACGTTCCTACCGATGTGCTGACCGTTGGCAACTGGATCGTGCTGAACGGTTGCTCGACTTCCTCGAACACTGTCCCCCTGTTCCCCGTCGGTCTCGGTGGGTGGCTCCCCACCCTGGGGACCGGTCGCGCCACCAACTCCTCGGCCTGGCAGACCTACATTGGTACGGCCTTCTTTGGGGTTACCCGCTCGTCGGCTCCCGAACGGCTCGCCGGTTCGTTCTACAAGCGCGGTTCGGAAAAGCGCGGTGACGCCCTGATCGAAGGTGTCCGGATGGCTCGCCGTGGTGGTGGTGAACCCAATCTGATCATTCTGAATGATCTGGACTATCGGCAGATTCTCCAGGACTTCAATGCCCAGACCAGCTACATGCAACAGATCAACACGGCGCAGTCCAAGAGTACCAAGAATGAAGTCCAGAAGGGCTTGATGGACATGGGCTTCCAGTTTAGCACCAACTGGCTTGACAAGATCTACGACAGCCCCTACTGCCCCTACGGTACGGCCTACATCCTGGACATGGACACAATCGAGTTCGCCGGCTGGTCCAACAGCAAGACCCCAATTGAGGACACCATCCAGGGCAACGATCCTGGTGCCGAACTGGTCGATTCGATTGGTGATCTGGACCTGAACTTCAAGCTACTGATCGAGGACTACCTGAACGTGGTCCCTGGTTCTGCCACCATCCAGGGCCCTGCTGCCCTCGTCACGCTGTCATTGTTTGGCCAGTTCTGCTTCCACAATCCCGCCCACTGCGCCGTTGTCCAGCTTTAGTTTCTAGTTGACCAAGCCTACCCTTCGGGGTAGGTTGGTTTTGGAGGTTTACCATGATCGCATCATCCATCATAGCCCGGGCTATGAGCTTGGCCGACCTCCAAAACTCCCAATTCATTACCTATCAGGATCAGCAAAACTCCTTGTATGAGGCTTACAAGGATTTGTATTCTGAGATCACCAAAAATGATGATGACTACTATGTCACCATTGCCTCAACGGTGATTCAGCCCACCCTGACGGCAAGCCTTAATCCAAACGAATATCTTTGTTCCCTGCCTCCGGACTTCTACAAGCTCCGCGCAATAGAATATCAGGTCGGTGCATTCTGGGTTCCGATGGAACGGATGAGCATGTCCAATCGGCTCAATCCAGGATCTCGCCCTGTCTATCGATTTCAGGGTAATAATCTATGGATTGTTGGTTGGAACTTCAACGGGTTCAATGGTCAGAACTCGATCCGAATCCATTATTACCCTCCCGCCATTCAGCCCACATTCCCTGACCAGCCTATCATCTACGGGTCGGCGGTTACAGCCGTCAATTTGAACAATGTTTCATCTCCCGATTTTGCCAACATCCCCGCCTACAATGGCAATGCCATGAGTCCTAATCGTACCTATTTTTACATTCAGGGCGGTACTGACATCTGGTTTGAGAACATCGATACCCAGACCTCTGGCAAGTTGGCAACGACCGGTGGTGCGGCAACCGGGCTGGAATATTACAAGGGGTATCTGTATTTCATCCAGGGTGGAAACATCTATTCTGGCGCCTACGCGCCAGGGGCTACTTCCGTAACTTTTGCTCAAATAACCATCACCGGTTCTCCGGTTGTCACCAATTTTAATGTTTTTAGCAATCTGATCTACCATTCCACCGCATCTGTCACGGCAAAATGCGCCCTTGCCGGCGGTACTGCTACCCAGATTTTCGCCTTTCCGACTACTGGATATTCGATTTTTGGTTCCTCAGGTTATCCTGTATATCTCAATGCGGCTGGAAATTTGATTGTCAATTCTACGAATCTTGGTGGGACCTATTCTGCGGTCACAACTGATGGTTCGAACTATGTTTTCGTCCTGGATTCTGGAAAAAATATTTTGTGTCTCACTTTCTCCTTCTCTTCCGGTGTTCCTACGATTCTGACGACTTCAAACATTCAGCAGGATGTCGGAGCCATGGGGGATTGGGCTTCCAACACGAACCCTTCATTGTATTCCCCTAACACTCCAGTAATCCCGATTGTGGGATATGAAAACACCAGATTCACTGCTATTTCGGCGCTTCCCGATTCTGATTTTTCTTATCCACTCAACTCTAATGAGTGTGCCGAGATCATGGCATATCAGTGTGCCATTGATTTCAAGCGCAAGCAGGATCAGAATCACGACAACCTGACAATCAGAAAGCAAGAGCTTTTTCTTAGGCTCCAGGAAAATATGCGTCGGGATGATTACAAAATGGAACGGGTCAATAATGCCTATTCGGGCAGATCTGGACCGATGGGTCAAGGATACTGGTAATGGCTTCCAATCACTCTGACATTCCCCTGATGACGAATGTCTCGACAGCAAACCCAAATGAAAGGGTCAAGGCTTTCGTTTCCATTGAAACCTACAAGCAGGGCAATCTACTTACCGGCTCTCAACCCCCGGAGATCCTGGACCATACCGGTAATACTGGGATTCATGAAGAGGGCGGGATCACCAACAAATATCTGTCAACCGCCTCTGTTTCTGGGACTTACAGTTACATCACTGAAAATGGAGATCTTATTCAGCTTGTCGATAATGGGAATGATCAGGATGGATTTCCAAAAAGGAACGTGCTTATCAACGGTAAATCCATCGACAACATCCCCTCATATGGCATTTCTTCGATTCAATCGATTCAAGGATTTTATGATGTTATCCAGACCGATGGAAACCCCATTGGTATCAATGTCAAGTTTTCCTCTGGTAATACCATTTTTACCATTTCAGAAATCGGACCAGATGGATCAATCGTAAACTCTCGTGATACTCAGCCATTTTCAATTACCGCCAACAATCTAAAAGGGTTTAGCCTGGTTAGGCAGTGCCTAGATCAATCATTCACCTATGCATCTGCACAGTATATTGGATGTTTTGGGAATCCATCTGCCAATCAGTTCAAAATATATGATGAAAATGGAATCTCTGTTTCATCCGCTTCAATAAGTACACAGCCAACGTCTTCGATATTTTGCTGTAAGTTCTTCGGAAAGGTTGAGTTTGTTATTAATTTTTCTGGAAATACAACCTATACACTGACGTCCACGACTGCCACGAACTATAATTTTCAATATGCCATAATGCAATCGTTGAATGGATATAATAGGGTATTGTTAACAGGAATAAACCAGGGCGGAACGACTTCCAGTTATTTCTCATATATTGGTTTCACCTCTTTTACGTCTTCCTACACCCTTGCCCCGACTCTAAATACAACAACCAATAGTCCGAATGATGGATATAAGTCTTGTGGATATGGTTATTCAAATAACTTGCAAAATGATGGAAATGCTTATTATTCTAACCTTTCCTCTATATCTACCGGACTAGACACATTGGCAAGTTCGAATGGTCCAGTTAGGACATACGGCAGACTATCAAGCGTTTCCACTTCTCAGCCGTTTGAGTTTAGAATCATTGTTACGCCTGGAAAGACATTGCAGGGAACCAATGTTGCCAACGTTCCTTCTGACGTTCAATCTTTCATTTCCGTGGGAATGATCGGATCGAAAGATGCCCTAACCATTGCCCTTGGCGTTCCCCTCACCGCTGTCGGTGATGCTGATGTTAGTTATAGCCCATGTCTTGGGCCAAGTGCGGGAGTGTGTCCTACTTCGATAATCTGGAAAACAAATGGCTATTTCATTTTTCTGAAAATCTCGATTTCACTTGTAAATCCGATTCAGAAAATAACCAAGGGACTATACAAGATAAACTCGATAAGCCCTGTGAATATCGTGGATACGGTAAACGCGGTTCTGGAGCTTGGATCGAATGATTGGAATGGGGCTTGTACGGTATCTGGTTATGCCCTAGATCCAGTCACTACGAACATGAACCTAATCTTGTACGGGAAATATGCAAACTCAGTAGATGCTGGATATGCACCTTATTCCATGGTGGATTATTCAACATCAATAAGCCCTATTGGTGCCTTTATACCCAAGTGTCATTTTCCCAAGTCCAGTTCATATATCTATATGTATATACAGCAAGGCGGACTGTTGAAGGGAGGACCGTATTATAGGTTTGACCGTGTGCTTATTAACGGTGTTCACTACTATATAAATGGCGGACCCCTGAACTCTCTCGTAAATTACATCAATCAGTATCCTACATATTCTCCAAATCCAACATTGCCGATCCCGCTTGGAGCAACCTTCTCAGGTAGGTCCATAACAACCAATTCATCAGCGACATCACTTGCGTTCAATGAGACCTATATTACTGGCGGATATCCAGGTACTACTGTAACGATACAATCGGATTATGATGGATACCTTCTAGGCAATCAGCTACCCTTCTCTTCCATTGTTTTTACACTGTATTCGACCAATTATGTGTTCGATGGCAAGAATATCTATCAGATCAATTTTGTTTCGAATGTTGCACAGCTCCCTCTGCAAAAAGTTGTAGCCGCCGATGGGCTGACTTTCATTGCCACCTCTCCGACTTCGGCCTATTTCATCTCAAAATATGACAATTCTCTTTGGATTTTTGATGGTTCCAGGAACCTGACCAAGGTTCGGAAGTTCAACCTTCTCGGGGCCATCACCAATGGTCAGTTCAATGTCCGGGACAATACCTTGTTGCTGGATTCTGCTTCCAACTGGATCTTTGTCAGGGATGGTTTGATCACTGTCAATTCGAAACTGGCAAGTCAGCCGGCTTCGGGCGGTAGGCTGTATGATACTGTGAACGGTCTCTATGTGGGGACTGATAGTGCCTTATGGCAGTATGGATACAATCCCAATGCCATGACGATCCCATCTGGTGCCACCGGATCAACGGCGGTCCAGACGATTGACTGGCAGTCTGCTTATTTTGGCTTGGGCGGAAACCGCATCAGCCGGGAACTGGACTATTACGTGTGCGTCTATTCCCTTGCCAAGGTCAAAACGTCTTTGACGGTCACGGTCTATTCGTTTGACCAAGACGAACGGAAGGGGTTTGTTTTTCAGAATCCCCAACCAGCTATTGTCAATATCAATCCTGCGGACTATGATGATGGTGGGTTTTACCGGTTTTCTGTGTCCCCGAAGTTCGCAAAAACCCTTGCCTCATCCATCCGAATCCAGTGCAACAGTAAAATAGCCATACAAGAAGTGGTAGTTAGATATGACGACGAGGGAATTGATGCCGTATATTCCCCTGGCAGGAGGGCGATAACATAATGGGAATCCCTGGAACTGGAGATCAGCCTACCAATCAAATTGCCACCGGCTCCGGACAGGCTCAAACTGAATCGGCACCAGCTACACAAACTGTTGCGATTCCTGGAACAGGAAATCAGCCAACAAATCAGACTGCAACTGGGTCGACCAATACCCAGGTCACTACTAGCGGTGGAACCGGAAGTCAATACAAGCCCTCCTCAACCCCAATAAAGTATTACGACAAAAACGGGAATGCATTTGATACCCAGGGTTCCGCAGATTCTTCGAATGCTCAAATCGATGCTCAGGCAAAAGCGCAAGCCGATGCCCAGGCCCAACAGGCCGCTACGGACAAAGCCCGGGCAGATGCTATTGCGGAACAGAAGCTACAAAAGTCTTTCGAAACGCCAAAAACACTGACTCCAGAACAGCTTCAAGCCATCGCCGATGCCGCCGCCGCAAAAGCGGCAGGAGACAATCCAGGAGTTCCAGGTCAGATCCAAGCACCGGCACAGACATCCTATGCTACGGCGCAATATCTTCAAAAATTGTGGGAATCCACTCCCCTTGGTGGTGGTGTCGATGCCGCAATAAATCTTTTGACGGCAATGGGATCGGACGCACAGAAAAACCAGACCGTTCAAGATCCATATGCTACTGGAGCCATTCCGGGGACCGGTGATCAGCCCACGAACTATGGACCGACGGCTCCCGCTACAACCAAGAACACCGCCATTCCGGGAACGGGTGATCAGCCTACGAACTATGGGCCGACAGCTCCAGCAACCGTTGTTACTACACCGACCAATGTCCCCGGTACTGGAGATCAGCCCTCCAATAACGGACCGGTTAGCCCAACCGGCGGTGAAATCACCGGTCCCGCGACTGTCAATACTGCGACGACAATTCCAGCAGAGCCTGGCGCGGGAGTTCCTGCCGCCACAGCACCTGTTACAACAACCCCAGAACCGGGTGCGGGGACTCCCGCCGCGACTCCCGAGTCAAAACCAGCAACAACTCCCCCCGAAACAAAAAAACCGACCGATTCCACGCCGGTTGATACCGGCACCAAAACAGGAGGTTCATCCGTGGGAACCGCAACAGCCGCCGATGTCTCCCAAACTGCCGCAGATCTGATTTCTCAAGGGAAAACCATTTCGGGCCAGCAAGCCACTGATTTGATGAATAAGGCTGGGGGATATGAAACCCAGGGCCAGGGGATGCTTGATACTGCCAGCAACATGATCGGCGATCAGGCAAACAAATATTTCAAACAGAGCAATGCTGAAAAGCTCCAAGGTTCTGACCTCCTTAATCAGGGTCATGAAAGCGTGAATACTGGTTTGAAGGCGTTCAACCAGGGAACTGGAACCATCGGCCAGGGCCAGGGTGTCATTTCTTCTGGACAGGACATCATTGGCCAGGGCCAGGATGTCCTTAACCGTGGCCAGCAAGTGATGAACCAGGGCCAAGGAACGGTTTACAATGGAACTCAAAACTATTCCCCTGCCAACGATTACCTAAAAAAGCTCTATGGGATGTCGGGGGCCGATCTGTATGCACAGAATGCCGCTGACAATCAGGCTTCGAATGCCCAGGCGTCCCAGCAAGCCAGTCTTGCCGCGCAGAATGCCGCACAATCGGCAACCAACTCTGCCCGGTCGATGGGGCTTAACGCCGGTCAGGCCGCACTTGCCGGTGGTCAGACCATCGGGACAACTTATGGGAATACCTTCAACGATGCTTTTGCCAGACAGCTTGCCCAGATCCAGGCTAACAGAAACAACCAGCTCACCGCCGGCCAGGCATCTCTCCAGGGTGGCCTGAACCTAGGCTCTCTTGGCAATTCTTTGATGAACACCGGCCTTGGCCAGCAGAGCATCGGCAATTCGATCATGGGGACCGGAATCGGACAGCAGGGTGTTGGAAATCAGATCATGGGGACCGGGGTCAGTCAGCAGAATGCGGGAACCGGTCTTGCCAATATGGGCCTCAGCCAGCAGGGGCTTGGACTGCAGTCTCAGAACCTGGCAAATAACACCGCGGGGATCGGATTGCAATCTCAGCAGACCGGCCTCAGTGAACAGCAGAACGCCATGCAGTCCCAGAGCCTTGCCAATGCCCTCAGGGCACTTGGATTGCAATCCCAGGGCATCGGACTTGGTGCACAAGGAACTGGTATGACTGGACAAGAATCGGCTGCAGGGCTTACTCTTACCCAGACGAACCAGCAAAATCAGGCCAATTCCAACTTGCTTGGAACTATCGGATCTGTTCTTAGCAGTATCCCGACACCTGGAAAATGGGGAAAAGATAATGCCAAATCCCTTTGAAGGACTTTTCGATCCTCAGCTGCAAAAAGCGGGGGCTTCCATTCCCGCCAATCCGGCGGTGGGCGGTCCAAACGCTCAATTTTCTCGCGATCCGATGAATCCCATCCTTCCTATCGACACTGTAAACGCTCCCGCCAACCGTGGTGCCCAGTCTTCTGGCATTGATGCCATGGCCGGTGCGGGGGTTCTTCCGGCCAGCACACCGACACCCACCCCGAAGGTCGATGCTGTCACGGCACAGGTTGCGCCTAAGCAATCCAAGACCGTTGCACAGCAAGCACCTGTTTCCACGGTTTCCGACGGAATCGACCGGTCCAAGGCCGGGATATCTTCCGCACAGGACGCTATCTCCCAGGATCAGGCCGCAGAAGCGGAAGCAAATCACATTGCCAATTCCACAAACTCGGTCACCCAGGCTGTTTCGAAGGCCGAAGATTCTCCCAATTCCAAATCAGTTTTGCCGATCCTTCTCCAGCTTCTTTCAGGCGGTCTCGAAGCCGCTTCTGGTTACTACCAGGGTAAGGCTGGCAACTACAACCCCACCATGACCCAGCAAAGGCTGGCCAGGGAACAGGAACAGCTTCTCCAGAAAAATCAGATTGCCAGTCAGCAGAAGATGCAACAGGCCCAGTTTGTGCAAGAATTGGCCATAAAAAAAGCTGACTATGGTTATCAGTCTGATCTCATGGGCATTCAGAATAAGTACTCATTGGCACTCAATTCCGCCCAGACCGCTAATGAAAAACAGCTGATCCAGGCGAGAATGAATGCGGAGATCGAAGCCGCAAATCAGAAGCGGCTCCAAGCATACCAGGCTATTGGAAAGTTTGGTCCTGGTCTTCTTGGTTCCATGGGTGTTGGCGCCGGTGGTACTGCCGCTCAAAGTGTGGCTAACTCTCCCCGCATCACCCCCCAAGAAGCCAATGCCATGACAAGCCAGAATCTTGGAATCCTCAACCAAGTTGGGAACATCGGCGGGAGTTACTGATGGCCATCCACTACGGTCAGGCGATTGACCCTATCACACAGCCTCAAGGCGTTGCTCCCTCTGCCGTTCCGGCTCCTCAGCCCTCTCCAGTTTCGAGTGGCCCTAATCTTTGGTCTCAGCTTGGGGCCGGTGGATATTCGGCCCTCAATGAGGTTGGGATGGGATTGCCTGATCTCATCGTCAAAAACACTGTTGGCAGTCCGAACTACCAGGCTCTACAGAAGTTTCGCGAACAAAACAAACTGGGGTCAGATATCGGCGGTCTTGCCGGTGATATCGGGTCAATGTTCATCCCAGGGATGAACATTGACC